TTGCTTCTGATGTTTCTGCTACAGGTCGTTGGATATTGTTATTCTCTGGTGAATATTTGCCTTCTAGTTACTATGGTGTTTATCCTGGTCATGTAGCCAATATCAATGCATTCACTTCCTATGTAGCTAAAGTTGGTACTAATCTTATTCCTACTGCTCCAGGTATCTGGTTTGTTCCAGGACAGTATAATATAGACACAAATATCAATACTGACAAGAAAGTATTATTAGATGCAAATACTACGTTCCTCTGTAATTATTTCTATTGCGGTAATTTAAAGGTCATTGGTGAGCCACAGAGTGCTATCTGCGACTTTGATTTCAGAGACCCTGAACAGGAAGCCCATTCTAGCTGGTTTAAAACTATGGCTGGTTATCTTACTTGTGGTGCTAAGAAATTCATTTTCGACGAGCGTGACAACTTTATAAATCATACTTTACAGAACGCAAACTATACTTTGCAGAATAAGATTATCGAAGGTCAGACTAGACTGCCAGTAACCTATAACGGTGACAATTGCCGTATTACTTTCAGTAACTGTGCAATCAATGCTGAACGTATCTTTAATTCTACAGACAGACTCAGCTTTGCCTATACAGACATTAAGGATAATTGGTGGAATAATCCGGCTTCTGTTGACTGGAATTCTACAGTTTATGCAAGATCTTCAGCTTTGAACAGAATTCAGCTAGATAACTTCACGAACGTTACAGCCTATGTAAACGCAAAGGTTGCAGATGGTGCTACATTCGTTGATTTGGCTGGTAGAGAAATTGGTAATCTCTCGTTCACAGGTGGCTTGATTGAGCTTAGAAATGCTTACGTAACTGGTAATTTGATTATCTCTAAATCAGGTCTTGATGTTTATCTTAAGCATGTTAAGTGTGGCTATGTTAATTGCACATGTAGATATATTACAGTTGAAGATAACTCTAATATTACATTCTCTGTAGAACCTTCATTCTCTGCAATGTGGGCAGAAAATTCAAAGATTTATGGTAATTCATTATGGACAAACCACAATAAGCAGATAATATGTAAAAACTGCGAAATTGGTTTCGGTTTAAACTGGGCTCAAGATAATGATTTTGACCACTCCTACATTGAATTTACAAATTGTACCTTCCAGGAAAATAATAGTTATTATGTAAAACGTATAACTATGAAAAACTGCATAACTACTAATAACACTATTAAGATTTATCCTCATAAGCTTAACAATGTTTATTATATTGGCCAAGTTACATTGGAATCTAATACTTTCAATAACAGTAACCCGATAGAATTTACAAAAGTAGATACTATCAATGGTTATGCGCAAGATAATGTTTACGATTGTGTTGCGCAGTGGAACATATCGAACAACCTTTTCTTAGGAAATACAGAAGGTCTCCGTTGTAGATATTGGCAGCATAGAACAGGCTCCAACTATGGTAAAACTTTTATTGCAACTAATAAAAATGTATTGAGCGTTGTTTATGAAGGAAATACCGGAAATTGCCCTGCTACTGATATGCATGGAGTTTATATCAGTGATAACCAGGGTTATAAGAAAGAAACTGTTTACATAGGTACTAGCACTGCTGATCTTTATAAGTATCAAAGTGCTAGCAAGCGTGTAATGCCAACAGGTGACAACGGTTATTGGTGGCAGCAGTCAGTTAAGGGACCAAATACGCTAATAAAATATTACAGCTGGGTTAACAGTCCATATAACTCTTTGACTTACGATATGTTTATCCATACAAATTGGTTCTTATATCCATTAGCACACGATGATGCTGTTAACAACGGTGATTTCTTCAGGATGGCAATTTTAAGTTATAGCGATTATATCAGAATTGTCCAACGAGGAGACGGTGACCGAAATCAAGGCGTTATAGCTAAGGTAATTTAACAAAAGACCAGGTTAAAAGCCTGGTTTTTTTCTTACTCCTCCATTTTTAGCTATCCATTTATCCCATTGCTTTTTCCGGTATTCTTTTGGACTTATTTCCCATTTGCGTTCACCTTCAGGAAGATGGCAAGTTTTATTATGTGCATTCTCTATTCTAGTAACCCATCGCAGGTTTTCTAAACGATTATCTAATCTATTACGATTGATATGATCAATTTCATATTCAGGACCTGGTTTTGGTGGACCGAAATTTTCCATTACCAATACATGAACATATTTTGCTTTTCTATTTTTTCTACTTCCACCAATAGTAATTCTGTAGTAACCACCATTGGTTTTTGGAATAAACTCTTCACCTTTTTTTAAGTCTATTAGTTTACCGTCTTCTCGTAATATTAAATGTTTATTTATTTGCACCTGTTTCATATCTAATAAATATAATAAATGATGTTGGTTTTGTAAACCCAAGGAAGTGTAAAAAAATGAATTTAGTACCTCTCTTTGAAGAAGCTCTAGAATTCCAAGATTATAATGGAACTGTATTATCAGACGGTAAAGTTGCAGTTTACTACATTGGAAGAACTAGATTAGCAGATATTTACGAAGATGTAGCAGCTGAATATCCAGCTGAGAATCCTAGAATCCTCAATAACCTAGGTATGGGTCCTGTCTATGTTAACCCGGCATTCGACTATGAAATGGTCGTATTTGATGCCTATGGTTCTGAATTATTTTCTGTAAAGAAATATTTAGCATCTAAAGGCGAACATTCTACAGCAAATGTAGTTGTTACACCGTCTGAGTCTATTGCCGTTTCTGCTTGGACAGTCGGTGATGTTCAGGTTTACATGCCTTATCTGACTGGCCAACTAGGAAAAGTTTACGAAGGTATCGAACCAATCGTAGTAAACAATGTTGAAGATAAAATCAGTGCGAATCATGTGCCGCTCGGTGTTCAAGATCCATTATATTTCGTTCAGGACGATGAGGAAGCTTGTATAATTGGCTTCTCTGGTGAAACAATCCCAGAAGGCACAATGAATGAGAGTGCATTTGGCTATCAAGATGGTCAGATTACAAGCTACAATGGAAGTGCATTCAGTGCGGGAAATTCTTATGAAGCAGGATCTTACGTTGATATTGACGGTAATACTATTAATGTTACTGGTTTACAACCTGCAGGCAATTATCAGAGTGCTGGTGACTATGTAAGTGCATCTGAATTAGAAAATCTCCAGCCTAAGGGTGACTATTATTCTGCATCTAACCCTTCTGGTTTTATCACAGGAGTAGATTTAACAGACTATGCCAAAACGGAAGATCTCACAGCATATCAACCTGTCGGAGATTATTACTCTGCTTCTAACCCTTCTGGGTTTATCAATTCAGATGCTATTTCTAGCATGGCTACTACTGGTTTTGTAGCAGGCGTTTCCGCTGATATTACTGCAATGATTCCAGATACTTCTGACATGGCCACAAAGACCTGGGTATCGTCTCAAGGTTATCTCACAGCCCATCAGTCCCTTGATGGCTTAATGAGTGCTGACCTTCTTGAAATTTCTGATAATAAGATTACTGGATATAATGGTACTGCATTTGCTGGCACAACTGTTTCTGGTGATTTTGAACTCTCAGCTGGCTCTGGTATTTCTATCGTAGATTATCCTTTAGACCAAAAGACTGTTATTTCTGTTACTGCACAAGGTGGTAATCCTGAAGTTGAACAGGCTGTTATTGAAAATAGTGCAACTTGGAATAATGTAAGTGCTAAACTTGATACTACAGCATTTAGTGATGTTAGTGGAACATTCTTAACCGCTCATCAGGATTTGAGTGACTATCAGACTATCGCAGGAATGACCGCTTATCAAGAAGCTGGAAATTATTTGAGCTCTAATGCACTTGATGAATTGTCTGGTAATTGGGAAACTGTAACAGCTAAACAAGATACATTAACTTTTGGTTATAATGATACAGCTATTTCTGCAATAGACAATAGCGGTTTATATGACTATTCAGCCCATGCACGTATAAACACATTAGCGGGTAGAATTAGCACATTAAGTTCTGATAAACAAGATATTACTGGAATGACTGCCTATCAGCCTGCTGGTTCCTACCTCAGTTCTACTGACAGTGCAAACTTCTATACTACAGCCAACGAAAGCGGTTTTATTTCTGAAGTTCCTGCCGGTACGATGAATGAGAGTGCATTCGGTTATGACGCAAACGACAAGATTTCCGGATATAACGGTTCTGCCTTTGCAGGCGGTTCGGATGTTCCTGAAGGCGTCATGGTTGAGAGCGGACTAGAATACAATGCAGTCAATGAAATTTCTGGCTATAACGGTTCTGCTATTGCTCAGTATGGTGCAGAGAAACAGTGGCTCGTTCACGATGACACATTGGTACATGCTTCTAACTCTGCTCAATATGCTTTGGGCGTCAACTTGAGTGCTGTTGCTCAGCTACTTGGTGTTGATAAAACAGTGCTATGGGAAGGTAGAATAACTGCCGCTGGTGAAACTGCACAATTAAGTGAACCATTAACTTCTTTTAATAAATTAGAATTTGTTTTACAACTTGATAACTTAGGTAATAAAGTAGATACTTATTTAGCAAGTGGTCAAACATATAGTTTTAGTTACTCATACCCATTTGGCGGTAGTTTTAGACACGATATGGCTTGGTTACAGTTTAATGAAGATTATAAGACTTGGCAGTTTATTAGTGCTAACCATAGGGCTTGGAATACTGCTGGTAATATTATCGAAAATGAAAATAATTGGCAGTGGACTTTCTATACTTTAAAACAAATTAATGGTATCGGTCGTAAGCAGTAAGAGGAGAAAAGTTTATGAGTGAAATAAATTCAATCGCACAAGGCACTTATACTCTCGGACAGACAAGTGCCACAACATATCAAGCAGGTCCAGGTATTTCCATTACACAGCCATCGGAAGGAACTGTAAGGATTTCCAACGATGAAACGGTGCTTTATACTGCTACTACTGCTAGCAATACTATAGTATTAAGCGAGAAAGCAACTAACTTTGAACGTCTTAGACTTGAACTCCAATCATATCAGTCTACTATGGTAGTTAACTATACAGAAGTTAAACCAAATGACAGCTATCTGACTTTCTTTGCACAGACTTTGATTCCTGCTGCTACTTATCCCCTTCAAATATTAGGTGTTCAGTTTACTTCAACTAATGGTATTACTTATACTATGAGTCGTGGTGTCAGAGCATATTATAAGACTACTGCTGATTGGGGTGGCAATGACAATACAGATATGACATCTAATATTAAAGACGCAGGTTTCATTACTAAGATCATCGGCATCAACAGAATCAGTGGAGGTAACGCATAATGAGTGAAATACAGTCAATAAGTCAAAACAATTACATCTTACACAACATAGACGCCAAGAAGCTCTATGTTCAAGAACCTCTATTCACTGCTAATAGTGGAGATGCTGTCTATGTTGGCTGGAGACCTGATGAAACGGTGCTGTGGAGTGGAGCTTTGACTGTCGGAAATACAGCACAAATGTCAGAGCCTGTTTCGGCTTTTGAAAGATATAAATTCTATTTGCTTGGTCATGAACGATATGTAAAAACTGTTAATGAATTTTGGACTGAAGGTTCTACTGCAGGTAATGAACCATATAAAGTCAATCCTATAATTTTCCAAGTTGGTGCTGATTTCTTTACTATAAACGCTGGTGACTGCAAGTGGAATACAACTTGGGATAATTTACAATATGTTACTGGCTACAATAAATGGATGCCCTATACTGGTTCTACGTGGAATCAAATTAATAAAAACACAGACTCACCTACAATAGTTAAGATTGTTGGTATCAATCGTAAGGAAAACGCATAATGGCAAAAGAGTTAATGGAAATTGGTGGCTTCATTACGGAAGGAGCCGAAATTGTAAATCACGACAACAGTCTATCAGGAAACGGAACTGTTGATAGTCCGTTGGGAGTTGTGCCGGGCTATAATGAAACGGTGCTGTTTGATGATTCGGATGGACAATCTACTGGAACATTTAGTGAAACCATTGAGAACTTTGAACGAATAAAGGTTCTGTATGTTTGGAATTCGGCTACTGATAACAAAGCCAAATATGTTGAGTTACAGGCCGTTGCTCAGGTATTCTCCTATCTGGACAACGGAAAGGCTGGAACAACATATAACTGGTTTGGATGGGGTAGCTGGGAAATTACCACAACTGGTTTCAGGTTGCTGAATGGATATCAGGACATTGGAAAGCTCGCTTCAACGACGCCAGTATCTTCTGGTCCTAGGATATACAAAGTCATCGGCATCAACAGAAAGGCTTAAATAATGGAAGACATTTTGACGCAATTTCTAAATTCGGGTCCTGTAGGTATAGTCTCGGCGGCTGTAGTCTATCTTATTATCGCACTGCAGAGAAATTCTACCAAGAAGTCCAGAGATACCGCCGCAGACTCCATAGACACAAGAGTCAAACTGTTGGAAGCAGAAATTCAGAGATTGAAAGACTTGGATTTGGATGCACGTTTAGCTTCTATAGAGACGTCATTAAAGTATATCCAGATGTTATTGGAGGGTAAGAAATGATAAAAGAAAAACATATTGTCAACAAGACTTATGGCAATCACCAATTAGCTAGGTATATAGATGTTTACGAAGTCTCCGCAAACAGATGTCATTCTGTTCCTGAATCTGGCTATAAAGGCACTGAAGCTACTCTGGTTGATGAGCCTGCTTGGAATGAAAAGTTCAGTTCTTACTCTATTACTGGTGCAACGTTGACAGGTAATAACTTTATTCTTAATAATGACGTTACTGCTAAGGCTAATTATGAGACAGCTAAGAACGTAACCTTACAGACAGATGGCCATGGTAGTATTGCAGCTAATAAAAATTCTGGATTTATCGGCGATCAGGTAACATTGAGTAATACTCCAGCTACAAATTATGTGTTCAATAATTATACAATTACTGGAGCTGTATTAACTAGTAATAAATTTAATTTTATTGGAAATAACGTAACAGCTAAGGCTAATTTCAGATTGACAGGAACTACATATTATACAAATAATAATACTTACAGTGTTCAGAAACCTGGTACACAAGCTGTGCCAACAGCTTATACATTAACCACAAACATAGATATAACACCTATGAATTATGCAGTTATAAAATATGATGTAGAAAGCTATACTGGTGCTATAATTTCTGAAGGTCCTAGAGTTACATTATATACAAATGAAGCTTTATTGCCTATCGGCTATCATTCATATACAGGTGATAGAACACATTATTTTAGTGGTAATCTAATTCAAAGCTTAGGAACTTATAACGGCACTGGCGCATTTAAATTTATAATAGACAGAAGTGCTCATAGAGGTTCTGCATTTTATAACAATAATTTAATTGATAGTAAGACATTTACATTTAACTATGCCATAAACATCGTTGACACGGCTACAAAAACTGCAGATGATATTACGAAAATTAATGAACTTTACTGGAAATCGGATAATTCTTGGCAAAAATTCTCAAATATAAGAATAGCTGGAACTACAAGTTATGCTGATGCTTATAATTATTAGGTAGTATAAATAATTACAGGAGTTTTTAGACATGAATATAGTATCTAACCATAACCGTTTATTGAGAGGCGCAGCAATTCCAACAGCTGGTGGTGATGTTTACAATTCTGGCTGGGAATATACGCCAGAAGGAGAAATTTCCGGTTACTCTGGTTCTGCAATTTATACAGGTGAAGAATGTCCATGTGATTCGGCTGCAATAGTCGATTCTGCTTTTAATAAATCTACAGCTTGGGTTGACGAACAGAATTATTTAACAGCTCATCAGGACGTAACTAATTTACCATACGTTCAGAATTCTGCATTAGGTTATAACGGTAATCTGATTTCGTCTATTTCTGGTAGCGGTTTCTTTGCCGAATCTGCAAATAATTCTTATCACGCAGACGACGCTGACCATGCAACCTATGCCGATAGCGCTGAGCATGCTGATTCTGCTAATTTCGTAGCAACAGCAAATTTCGCTAATTCTGCTTCTTCTGCTTTGAACGCTGAAGTTGCTAACGTTGCTTATACTGCATTAACCGCTAATTTCCTTGAAGGTGGTTGGGAACATGACGAAACTTCTGCAATTACTGCCTATAATGGCTCAGCTTTTAAAGCTGGACAAGGCGGTGATTACTCTGGTATTTCTCCGATTGTTGTTGATAATGAACAGCGTATTATTTCTGCAGAATCTGCTAGATTAGGTGTTCAGGATCCTCTCTATTTCGTTGAAGATAGTCAAACCGCTACGGTTATCGGTATTCATGATTCTGCATTTCCGACCTTCGAAGGAACAGAAGACGGTAAAATATCAGCCATTAACGGATCTGCTATCAATGCTGCTTCTGTCGTTGAATATAGCGCTGGGAATAACATTGATATTACTAATCATGTTATAAGCGTCACTGGTTCCGTCCCATCTGCTGATAGAGCCTCTACAGCAAATTCTGCTAATTCGGCAACGTATGACAGTAGCGGAAACAATATAGCCAATACTTACCTCAAGGTAACTAGCTACAAGGAATATACAGCTGGTCCGAATATCGATATTACAAATCACGTAATCTCTGGTCGCGATTGGGACGGATATATCCGCAACATAGTCCAGTCAGGCGATGCAACGGCATATAACGCCGCTACTGCATGGGTATACAATCAGGGATATCTTACAGGAGATTATATCCCGGTCTCTGCAATGGGTATCGATACACCAATGCCAGGCATGCTCACATACATTACAGGTTTCAGTGGTTCTGGTATTTCCGCTAGGGTAGCTGCTGAATCATTTACTGCGTTGAAAGATTCTGACGGAAGAAGTCTCACCGCACTTATCGCAAATTCGGCGATCAATAGTGCGAATGGTTACGTAACGGGTATTAACGGTACTCCGATTTCTAGCGTTGGCGGACAAGGTGTTGAATATGAAGGTATTGCACCGATTGTTGTAAACAATGTTGAACATAAGATTTCTGCACAGTCTGCTAAATTAGGAGTTCAGAAACCATTATACTTCGTTGAAGATTCTGTTTCTGCAACAGTTATCGGTATTTCTGGACTTCCTGAAGTTGAAGGAGTCATGTATGAAAGTGCTTTAAATATTAGCAATGGTTATATCACTGGATATAACGGTTCTGCATTGTCTTCTGAACGTAGCCGTTATGCTGTATCTTCTACTTCTGCAAATGGTGCTATATCTTCTCAGACTGCATCTATAGTAACTGGTGGTTGGGAATCTGCTAACGGAAAGATTACTGGCTATAATGGAACGGCATTTAATGCTGGTGGTTCTAATCCTCAAGTTCCTGTTAGTGGTGTATCTGGTATTTCTATTACTAAACCAAATAATACTATTTTTATAGGTGTTTCTGGACAATATCTGCCATATACAAACATAACTACAGGTGATTCAGGAACTACAGTTTACAATATAGCTTCTGGTATTAGAGTTACTTCTACTTCCGGCTGGGTTGAAATGTATAACCAGAATAAGGAAAACGAAAACGAAGCACATTTACAAGTTGGTCAGAATTATGCTGATGGTAAATCATTCTGGGCTGAATTAGATGGTGCTGGTGGTGGCTTCTTACAGATGAACTGGAATTCTGGAATTATTGGTCCTAATTCACATTCTAGCTATGCTGATGGAACTTGTTCTAGTATAGGTCTATTTAATGGTGCTTTAGTTTATCGTTCTGCTAATTCAGCATTGACTTCTTTAGATGATGAAGCTTCTAAAGTATGGCAATTGGGTTCTGAAAGATTAAGATTCTGGAATAGTCATGGTTCTGCTTCATTTGGTCCCACATTTACAGATGTTGTTAATACTGATAATGGTTGTTATTGGTCTTTATTTGCATCAGATAGTGCAGCTAGATTAAGAGTTCATGGTTCTGCTGGTAATGCTACGGCAATTGGTACTGTTGACTTAACTCCAGGCTACATTAATTTCTATAATAGTGACTGGTCATTACGGGCTACATTAACTCCTGAGGAAATTAATGCTCTTAAAGCATTATTAAATCACGTTTCTACAGCTTCTGCAAACTGGTAATCTATGAGTTATGTAATAGACACAAAATCATTTGCATTTAATGGCGAGACTCTTACCTTTGGTGGTAATGAGCTCGTTTTAAAGTATTATGTTCCAGATCCTAGATATCTAACTTTAACCCAAACTCAAGGTGGAACTATAACTGCTAATAAACTTAGTGGATATGATGGTGAAACTGTAACTTTATCACAAACATCAAACAATGGTTATGTTTTTAATAACTATTCCATAACTGGAGCTACTTTAACAGGCTCTCAATTTAATTTCAATGGTGGTAATGTTACAGCTAAAGCTAACTATACACAAACAGCAACATATACAGCTACAGGACAATCTAGCACATTCAATACTAAAGTATATGAACCTGTAACAGGAAATGGCTTATATTATGGATATTATTTAGCAAGTATTCCACAAATTCCAGTAAAATTCACTGTTACTGCTTACACAGATAGAACAGGTAGTGCTCCATATAATCTATATTTTTATGGTGGTACAGAAAATAACAAGCATCACATAAAATCTCTTTTATATCTTCCAGGTACTATGGGCTATGGTGGTACATTAAGGAGTGCAGTGTTCAGTTCAGAAAGTACAGCCTGGGATTTTACGCCTACAGCTTGTGGATTTGGTTATATAGGTTCTGCTTGGGCTGTATCAGGTCAGACAATTACAGATGTTACAGACGAACGTGGAGATCAGCCATTTAAACGCATAAACTATGAAGTGGTATATCATTAAAATAAATAAGTAAGGAGTTTTAAAATGAGCGCAATCGTAAATTCAAATAACGTTATCTTCGCAAATGGTGGCGGAGCAAGTAATGATAATCTGAAGTTCTCTAAAGTTCTTGGTGGAGCTGATAATGGTCCAGCTTCTGCACAGATTGGACTAACTAAAATCATGTCGCCAGTTACAATGCAATACTATGAGATGTCAGTTGTTAATGAAAATAATAACACTGAAACATTCTCTATGATTCCTACTAATATTGGCTCTGGTGTATTGTATGCAGTTGGTAACGGTCCTATCACGACAGCTAATATCAATAGCTCCCCTATTTGGTGCTATGCATTTAGCACAGGAACACCATCTATGAGCACGACTAAGAGCGGTGATTATAAGGAAGTTCATCTATCTACACCTTATGACTATTATGGACCTTCTATGTTTACAGCTACTATTGACGGTCAGAACTTTGTATTAGGTTCTGGAGCCTATGCAAATATGGTATGGCAGAATGTAGAAGGAACGGATCAATGGTGTGTAACTAATTCTGGTTATTACAGTATCTAATCTTTTTTATAAATAAAATGTTAGGCGAATGTGGCGTTAATCCACACAGAGGACATTTTATGAAGAATTCTGTTAAGAAAGCACCTGTGGAGCCTAAAGAGGAAACTCCACAGGTTTTAAATTATAGTAAAGATTTAGATGAAATTAAAGCCTTATTGAAGGAAATTTCTGGTCAGTTATCCAAATTAGATATAAGAGGAGGTTTCTAATGGGACATGCTACAGATTTGAACCGTCAAAGAATGAACAAGAGAATTGCACAGATGCAGTTCCTTTTAGAAAATTTTGAAAAGCCTGAAATTAACATGGGCAATTTTGACAGAATGGAAGTAGAAGAAAATGGCTACTGCCCAACTGGCATAACTATGTCTATAATCAATTTTAACTCTCATGCTAAAGAGTATAATTATACTACAATATCGTCGTTCATGGCTAAGATACAGACTTATCTCCCTAAAGATTTAAGAATAACTACATATAAGAAGCAGAGAAAAGACGAAAAAGAAAGTCCGCTTTGGAATCCTAGAAATATAAACGAAACAAAGCCAGATGAAATTGGCGAAGAAACAAAAGAATATCTTGACTTGATGGTTGACTGGTTTACTGCAATGAAAGCTAAATGTCTGAATGATTTGACGTTTAGTTATATTGTACAAGGTAAGCCGCAATATATTGAGGTAATGAAAAGACGCTGGAAAGATACTTATTCTGAAAAAGTCGAGCAGGAAGTACAGGCTGCAGTAAAGAGTGATAATCAGATTAATTTGATTTTTGAAGAAGCATAATGGATATACACTATAAACTTTTTAAACACCAGAAAGAACTTCTGGAGTGCAAAGAGGACATGATCTATCTACGAGCAGGGCGAGGTAGTGGAAAGTCCTTTATCGCGTCTCTAATCGCGGTTATTGCACTATTAAAAGGTCAACGTGTATTGATTATGGCACAGGACTATAGGGCACTCACAGAAGTTATCATGGCTGAGTGCATTCAACGCCTTTATGAAATTCTAAAACCAGGTGAATTTGAAGTTCATAAGGTATCAATGAAAATAACTTATGGCGAGACAGGCGTCATATATTTCTCGTCATACTCCAATATGGATTCAGTTCGTGGTTTTTCCAGGATTCAGTTGTCCATTCTTGACGAAGTATGTCTAGCCCCGCCAAATCTTTATGAAGTATTAGCTTATTGTCAACGTGACCTTGATGAAGACCCAAGAATTATTATGTGCTCAACCCCTAGACCATCTAACTGGGTAACGTCATTCGTAAAAGATAGAAATATCAAAGTCATTACAGCTAAAACTTCTGATAACAAAAAGATTAAACCAGCTGAAATCGAGTTGATGAGAAAAACTTGTCTATCCGAAGAACAATGGCTACGAGAATTTGAAGGTGTTGAATGTGAAGACAATAATTCTGGTGTATTGTTTACTGATGACCTTTTAGAAGCTGCTCCTATGTCTGGTAGCTGTATTGCGATAGGTTGCGACTTGTCTGGTTTTGGTAAAGACTGTAACTGTATTGTTGTCAGAAAAGGTAATACAATAGTAAAGATTATTAGAAAGGTTCTAGCTTCTGCAAAAGATTTGTTTGCAGATTTAAAGACTATCATTCATGAGTATGGCGTAAACAATATTTCACATATTGCAATAGACATGGCTTATGGTCAAGGTCTTTATGAATTATTGATGGATTCTGATTATAAGAGTTTTACATATTTAATTCCATTTGGTGGTTCTCCAGAAGACCCAGCTTATTTAAATAAACGTGCTGAAATGTATGTTAATGCAAAACGTTATATTACAGAACATGGCATTAATGGAATTGACGATAAAATGAGAGAAGAACTGAAAGCTACACGTTATGAACTCTCAGCTCATGACAAAGTTCAGTTAATAAAGAAAGACGATATTAGATTAATTTTAAAACGTTCTCCTGACAGTGCAGACAGCTTTGCTTTGACTTTTGCGATGGCTGATATGCCTAGAGGTCTTATTTTAGAAAGAAAATCAAGACAAGGTGCATTTATGGAGTAAAAATACTTTTATAAATATAAAGTTGCGAACATGGCGCTTACCATGCAGAGGATAAAATATTATGAATGAAGACGAAATCAATACCGGCTCAATCGAAAACACTGAGGCTGAAGGTGATAAGATTGAACAGATAGAGATTCCCGCTGAAGATTCGGCCCAGCAAACCGTTTCCGAAGAAAGTAATGTGGTTCAAAAGGGTGAACCGAGGAAGACATACACTAAGGAAGAACAACAGGCATATTCTTTCAGAAAGCAGCTTGGAAAACAGAAAGCTAAGTATGAAGGTCAATATAACCAGTTGCAGGCCCAGTATAACGAGCTCTTAGCACGACTCGATAGATTGGAAAATCCAGATAAGTATGCTCCGCTGAACAGAAATCAATTCCAGGACGACGATTCCTATATTGACGCTATAGTGCAGCAAAGATTCGACAACATGTGGAATCAGAAATTGCAAGAAGCACAGCAGAAGTATAGTGAACAGGCAAAACAGGAACAAGAAGTTCAGGCTTATAAGACAAGACAGGATGATAACGTCAAAAAGTTATTTAAGACTCCTGAAGCAGAACAACAGTATAGACAAGCTATCGGAACTGCTCTTCAGAATGGATTAGGCGAACTGATTGACGAGGACAAGGAAGTTGCCCAGTATATCATGAGGTCTGATTTAGGTCCGAAGATTCTTTATGAATTTGCTACGAAACCTGAAGAAGTTGAAAAGATGTTCAATGACAACGTTACACCAATGGATAGACAGTTCATGATTAGGGACTTAGAAAACCGTTTACGTAACGAAATAAATAAACCATCGGTGCCAGTCATCGGAAAGCCGGGACTTGGTACAGAGGCTAAACAAGGTTCAATTTTCGATTCTGACGATTCAATTTTGAACTATTTAAGAACACATTAACATTTCATAAAGGAAACATATTATGGCAGATGTAACAAATCATGGCACATTTTCAAACAACAAGAAAGTAAAACTTATCGCAGGCGAAGTCTATGACAACCTTCCGTATTTAAAGAAAGCTCACTCTTACATGACTCAGGGTGAACTCGAAGGTAAGAAGTATGGTAAGACTTATTCTGTTTATATTCCTGACCCGGGTGAAGTTAGCGACGGTCTCGAAGCTAATCCGGATAACATCAATGAAGTTGAAGTTGCTGTTACTCTTCAGAACAAGAACACTTCTGTTCAGCTCGATGCATGGAATAAGTTAACCAACATTGAATCTTTCACCAACGAAATTGCAAAGCCGCGTGGTATCAAGCTCGCACGTTCTGTTGAAAAGGACGCTATCGACCAGACCGTTCCGAAGGCTTTCCAGGTAGTTTCTGGTGATGCTTCTTTCAAGACTCTTACGGATATGTCTACGTCTCTTGACGAAGTTGGTGTTGCTGGTACCAAGGTAGCTTTCGTTAAGCCGTTAGTTGCTGGTACTATTGCTAACGGTGGTCTTGCAAACTTCATTCCGTCTGAAATCCAGTCTAAGATTTATAAGGACGCTTATTTAGGCCAGTATGCTGGTGCTTCTGTTATCACAGAAAACCTCATGCCGATTGTTAACGTTGCTGGTACTGAAACTGCTTCTGTTGCAGCTACTGCAATTACCGCTATGGAAGGTACTGCTACTGTTACTGCAGGTTATACTGTTGCTGTTACTGACAACTTCCCGGGTGTTCCGTTCAAGCTCAATGCTAAGATTGTTGGTGTTGACGGTATGGAAACCGATCAGGACCTCTATGTTATCGCAGATAGCAATTCCGCTGTTCCTGAAATCCGTGTAGCTGTTAAGGGTCACAACATCAATAACGCTAATGCTTGGGTTGAAGCTGGTGAAGCTCCTTCTGCTGCAACACTCGCTGTTGCTTCTGGTAAGTATGCTCTCGGTCAGTGCCGTACTGAAGACGCTGTTGGTTTCGATAAGTATAGCTTCGCAGACCTTCCGGGTTCTGAGAACGTTACTGAATCGGTTAACAACGTTTCTATCAAAATGTCAACCTATGGCGATGGCAAGAGAATGGAAACCTTAACTCGTTTGGACATTCCGTATGCCGTGACCCTTCCGGATCCTCGTAAGGCTGTAGTTGGCTACTTTAAAATTTAAGTTAAACTAAATTGAAATAACGATTATAAAAGGTTAAGGCTTGTCCTTAGCCTTTTTCTTTGCTCTATATTCTCTCATATAGTCAGCTCTACTTCTTCCTTTACATCTGTCTCTATTATATTCCTTAATGTCTGCAAAATCGCATTTTCGATGACCAAGAGGCCTATTATTTGATCTATTATGGCAATTTTCAGACGGTGTAACCCAGCGTAAATTTTTTATATCGTTGTTGAGAATGTTCCTGTCTATATGGTCAACTTGATAGTCAATGCCAGGTTTTTCAGGGCCAAAGAATTTCATAACCAACAAGTGAATGCCAGGCATATAATCATTATACTGTTTGCAACGAACTACTAAATAGCCTTTAGAATTTTTAGATTTTGGTATAAATTCTTCACCAGTTTTAATAACAAAGAGTTTTCCATCTTCTCTTAATTTTAAACGACTGTTTATTTGAACTTCTCTCATTTTGGTTCCTTTTTTATTCTAATAAATAATATAGTAAATTTTTAAGGAGATGTAAACCCTATGATAACTGTGAACGCACTTTTGAACCAATGTTTTCAAAGATGTTCTTTAGTAGGCGACGGCCAATCATGTTCAGGCAGTCAGGCTATGCAGGGACTTAATGACTTAATGTGTTTAATAGCTGAGCTCAACGGGCAGAATTTGATTCTTTCTGATGTAGAAACAGTTAACTGTTTTAAGACTGGTGGAAGAATTAGAATTATGGAAAAATTACCAGAAGGCTGGTATGAATTAGATAGTTGGCCAACTGATTTAACAAACTATAAGCCTGGTTGTGTATTAAAAGTAGGCAATGAATTTAGAACGGTTAATGTTGAAGATCAAATAAAATATACAGTTCCAATGAACGGTTTTGATAAATGGCCAGATTTAATTATAGAGCCGTTGATAGATAGAGTTGTTACATTGTCAAGAAAGCTTGGTGTGCGTTATATCCAGCTTTTACCAGCAGAACGTCAGCTTTTAGATTCTAAGACTAAGATGGGTCTTCCTGTGTTCTATACATGTGAAACTCAATTAGAAAAAATTAAAGTTGTTGATACTGAATACAATTATGAGGTTTTCATTATCGAAACAGATTCTGTGCAACCAATTGAGTATAGAATTACATATCTTAAGAAAATTCCAGATTACAAATTAAACGATAAGCTCTATTTTAGTGAAAAGATTATTTCTATTCTTGAAGACGGTATTTGTTCTAAGCTTTGTTTACGTTATAAGCTATTGGATGTCAAACCTATTTTTGACGAGGAATTTGCAAATGGCGTAAGATTACTGAAGAGAACTAACAATTCTAACCGTCCAATGACTTATGAAGGTTTTGAAGGAAGCTATTTAGACAATTTCTATAATGGTTTTGCTCCAAATCAATGGTAAGGAGTTTTAATGGCTAATTCATTAGTTTACAGTTTCGTTGGTTCTACAGCCAAGACTAAGAATCCGAATATTGCTGGTGCAGCTATGTCTCGCAATATGTATTCTGGTTTTAATGGTTCTAAGGACGACGCAAGACGTTTTATGCAGAGTTGTCCTGGTATTAAATATCTTTTATCGCTAGGCGATTCTGGACAAATTGACGGTATGTTTGTTCCGTCTACAGGCTTAAGGGAAATGAACTATGCTCAGTCCCTTTTTGTCGCATATATCGGTAACATTTACAGAATAGATAATGGCTATAATATTGAAGTAATCGGTCAATATACTTCTGGTAACAAAGTTGAATTTGCAGAATCTGCTGGCGAACGTGATATTTTGATGTGGGTAGATGGTGTTTCTATTCATGGCTACGATATTAAAGAAGGTGAGTCTGTAGCAATAACTTTACCTAAGAGAATTACAGAAACCAATTATATCAGACCTACACATATAGCTGTAGTTTCTGGTTCTATTGTTTTGAATGACCTTGGTTCTGGCTATGTTTATTATTCTAAGCCATATCCATTGTCTCAGGCTGAACGACAGGTTTTCGATATTGTAGACGGTAAAGTTCAATATAAAGAAGATGAAATTACAGTAAAAACAAAGCCTGTTGATTCTGGTGAATACTGTTTCTTAGATGATTACGGCGTTCAGATGTATTTCAATGCTGAATCTTCTTCTGACAGAGTTACAGCCATTTATTCAGTCGGCGCATTACTAACACTTTACGGTCCGTCTTCTATTGAATTCTGGCAGAGAGGTGATGCTGAATCCTATCAGACTTGGCAACGTGTTAGCTATACTATCAACAAGGAACAGGGTCTTGAAGCTAAATATTCTTTGGCTTCTGTTAATCAGACACAGTTCTGTATAGGAACAGGTAAGGCTAATGCAAAGTGTGTCCTTATGATTGAAGGCACAAAGGTTACAAAGATTTCAGAAGAATGGCTTGACAGAATCCTTAACGAGAATGAAATTTCCAATACTCGTGCTTGGACATATTCCATCAATAATCATAACTTCTATTTGTTTACAGTAGGCAATGAAACCTATTGTTTTGACGTTATGACTGGTGAATGGCATATCAGAAGTTCTCGTAACTACTACACTTCTAAAAATAAGCCATATATGCCGTTATATGCTGTATGGTTCAATAACAAGATTATTACAGGCTGTTGCGAAAATGGTAATCTGTATATTCTTGATGAAAATTATTATAAGGAAGATTTCAATGCCACTGATAGTTTACCTTTATATCGTGTTAGACAGACTCCTGTAATTACAGCAGACTATAAGCCGTTTGTTCTTTATCAGCTAAATCTTGAATGTAATGCTGGTTCTATTGAAAACTATGGCAAACTTTCAGAATGCTTATTGCAGATTTCTAATGATGGTGGTTATACTTTTGGTAACGTTATTGCTGGTAATTTAGGCGAACGCGGTCAATATTCTTCTCGTCTTTCTTGGCTTAATCTTGGAAGAAATAGACAATGTGTAATCAAGGTAATGTTCTCTGAAGATTCTGATTTTGTTATTTCTGACGCAAGTTTAAGATTTGATATTTTGAAAACGCCAGTTTAAGGAGATAATATGACTATTAACCAAGGTTCTAAAATAGAAGATGTTAGAGAAGCTATTAAAGGCACATGGTCAGTTTCTACCGACAATGGCTGGAAATGCGTAGAACTCGGCGCAATTAAATTATACAGAAAACTTTGCCAAAAAGGAATTAACGTTCTCCCTAGTAAATTTTTACAAAATAGGGAGGATGTTGTTGGCTATATGGCATTTACAAAAGACAGTGTAACAGGCGGCGTAATTGGTGTTCAGGACCAAGCTATAACGCTAGAATCTAACGCCCTTGTAATCATAATAAATATTTAAG